CTCAAGTGAGTGCGCGAACTTGAGTGGCAAAACGGATGTTGGGAGCTGGACGACCCGAGACTGAGAGCCCTGTGCTCGAAGTTGCTATAAACGCCCCACTGGACAACGAGCAATGTTCAGTGCTCCGGAGGTTAGCCTGCCATGTGTGTATTGCGACGCACATCGAATTGGCTTGCTTCGGAAACGCAAAGCGGATTTGCACCTGGTGGTGTCATGCGATTTCTATTGTGGCTGTGGTGGCTACAATGATCATGACATCAAAATCCCACTCACGGGAAGAGAGTTTGCTCGCCTCGAGACTGCATATTTGCATTCAAAGAGCGTTGCTGAAAAGCCGAGCGCAACTTATGCCGCTATGTCTCAGGTCGCAAGAAATTTGTGGCCGGTCACTGATGACACGTCCTCTGAAACTTCGCTTGTCAACTCCACCCTTTATAAGCTTGCTCCATTCGCTGTGCGGACCTACTTGGGACGCCGCGACACCGGCGAACATTGTTTCCGCTGGGTGTGCAACCGTGCTTATCGCAGCTACAGACGTATCCGCAAGGTCGTCTTGCCGTGTTTACCATCGGACGGACGCGTGCCTTCTTTGCGCGCCCTGGATGAAAGCACAAGCTGCGTGGGGAGGGACCCAGTTGAGAAGGGACGAGACACAAGTCCTGACACTGGAGGAGAAAATGCTGCAAGCAAGCGAGACGGAAACTGTCTGTATCCATGGGAACGGGATCTTCACAACTCCGACCCTAAGCGATCCGAGCAGCGTGATCTGGCGTTCCTCGACAATCCAGAACCAGACCCGCCTCCATGGCACGAACCCATCGACTCTTTTGCCCCAGGATGCCTCAAGGACCTCCGACGACCAACCGTCAGGTTTCCACCAATCTCGGCATTCATTGGCGCAACCGTGGCCCCAACCGGATCTTCAAGTAACGGAACTGGAGGACATGGATGCGTGGAGGCTACAGATTGTGTGGCAGCCGTGGAAGGGCAAGCTACCCCCACCTGTCGCCCGCATAGCATACACCCATGCGGTAGCGTCAGCGTTCGGGAGCCCGGGGGAATCGTTATCCTGGCAGGAGGCACACCAGAGAACGTCTCAGTACGAGAGGGGAAGACATGTGTCGGACGGGAGACACCCGCTGTGCGCCCAGATTCTGGAGGAGGGGTCCTCACCTTCCTTGGCCTGGATGAAGCTGACAGGAGCCCTGGAGAGGGTGCTGTTGGCGTGAAAGAAACACCAGTTTTGATCAACGACCCTGCCATAAAAAGCATCATAAAAATTGTAAAAAACGCAGAGGTCGGAGGTGGAGGTGTTCCGGTGCCAGATAAGAAGGTCAGAATCATGATCGAAGCGGAGGAGACAATCAAGACGGCCGTCAACGAGGGCGTGCTTGGTATGACGGGAGAGGACATCATCCTCAGGTCAAACGTCGTTGGCAACAGTGTACAGGAGATCGTTCCGGAGACAGGTGAGTTCGTCGAGGTTGTCGTGGGTATGACAACCGAGCCCGAGTTCCCTCGTCAAAAAGTCGGTGCCAGGATTGGACCGACGTCGGAGCCACCTCGTATGTATGCCAATGATGTCACGAATGTGCTGCTCGGGAAGAAAAAGCGCATCGATGAAAAGGCCGAGAAGAATGTGTTCAAGCTTCAGCCTGGTGGAAAACTTTCCAAGGCAATCAAGAAGGTCGTCAACCAATCGATGTACGGAGCTGACATGCGTAAGGCCCACTTCCACAAGTCTAAGATCGAGGCATGGATGGAAAACTTCTTCGAAATAAGCGACTTGCGTTCAGGGAAGTGGTCAGAGGCAAGGGCTAAACAAGCCGAGGAGAAGCTGCAGAGCAAGCTATTCCACGAGTACGGCATCAAAGTCATTGTCAAAATCGAGCAAATGGGCGACAACAAGCCCCCTCGGCTCCTCCTGGCGGACGGGGATGGAGGTCAGGTCATGGCCCTCCTCGTCATCAAATGCTTCGAAGACCTTTTGTTCGCAGCGGACGCTCAAGAAGACCGTTCGATCAAGCACGCGGACAAACGTGTCGCCTTGAAGAGGCTATTGAACAGGATGCGTGTTAAGGGAAAGAAGCGCAAGGTAGGGAAATATGAGGGGGATGGTGCCGCATGGGATACAACATGTTCCCTCGAAATCAGAAACCTCATCGAAAATCCCGTCCTCAAACACATCGCCAAGATGATGTTGCCCTTCATTGTCCCCCACGAATGGAACGAGGCCCATGAGAAGGTAAACACCGCCAAAGGGTACAAATTACGCTTCGAATCGCTCTTCGAAAAGCTGATCATCAAGATCAAAGCCATAAGGAGATCTGGCCATCGCGGCACGAGCTGCCTTAACTTCTGGGTCAATTTCGTCATGTGGCACTGCGTCGTTTTCGGCGACAATGCCCATGAGTTTCTCGACTCCAGGAGGTTCAGCGCTGTCGACAAGTTTGGCAAGAAGAGATGGCTGAGTGCAGGGCTTGAGGGAGACGACTCCGGGGTCACCAGTGACCCACCCTTCACTCCTGATGAGCTTGCCTCGATTGCGCAAGATTG